CGTCGGCGGCCGCCAGCATATCCCGATCTCCACGACGGCAAACTACCCGCATTTCTCGCTTACCTTCTCCGCCCTTGCCTTTATACCTGTACGCCACGATCTCGACGTTTGAAGGTATGATGCAGGCCCAAACGTCGCACTTGAACGAACTGGCAATATTGAAGTGCATCGCCTCAATCCAGGATCGAGCAAGGTAAATCGGCCCGTTACCGTCGTCGCTCTGATTGGTCACTATCACCGATCCGAAGGTCAGATCTCCAGCTAACATCTTCTCCCGGCCTTCTTCATCAATGAACAGGATATTGCAATACTCATCATCCAGCCCATCTTCATGCACGAGTTGCATCGGTAGCGCGTGAATTAGCTCCTGTCTGCCGTTCTCGTGAGTTTTTACGCCAACCTGATATGATTTGATGTGCTCATTTTCAATGCCCTCATAGAGCGTTACAGGCGTGCTATCGACGGCCTCCGTTCTGTTTAAAACTGCCAGCACTCTTTCATGATCTGCCATCTTGCCGTAGTCATACCCGTTATCACGAGTTACCTGCTTGTTTCTCTTGACTACGTATTCTTGCGGAACCTTGCCGAGATAGCGCCCAAGAATGTTGATGCATTCGCTATACGGCTGGCCGCTTAACTTCATTAACCAGCCGATCCCCTTATCAGCACCGCAGCCGCCACAGTATGCGCCGCCGTCGCCGCGCGTTTCTAACTTGTCAGTCCAGCGGAATCGGTCTTTGCCGCCGCAGTTCGGGCAGTCCTGGTGCTTGCCGTTGAAGTATCGAGAGTGGATGCCGCAAATGTTCTGCAACGCTTCGCGCCACATGCCAGCCATGTACGGCAAAACCTCTTTTTCATCGTAAAAATCCACGTCGTTACCTCCAAATAAAAAACGCCTACACGAGAATGATAACCCGGCAGGCGTTTAGTGTTTAGACAAATTGTGCTATCGGACTACGCGGAGCATTTCCCGGCGGTCGCATCGGCGCGTAACTGGCTTGCCGTTGCTGTCAAACCTTAAATCTGGTCGGCAGAATGAGGCGCGGAAACCTTTGCAATTGTTCCGTCGGTAGCTCTTGTGTACGAGATAAGCGCCATCGGCTGAGATCATGCCGCGCTTACGCCACTGCTGAACAACCTGGATGCTAACCCCCAACTCTTTTGCCGTTCCCGCGATACCACCGAAGGCATCAATAACCAGCTCCATCCGCGCAGTCAACCCGGCTCGAACCTCATCCTTCAGCACGTAGTAACCAGTCGGTCGCTTGCGTTTCTTCTTATCTTTCCCGCGCGATGTTCCGTTATTGCCGTTCAAGGTTCGCTTATCAACCTTTGCCATTTGTTCCATAATTTAACCCTCATAGCATTTTTTGTTAAACCTGATAAAATGTTCCATGTATTATACACGCAACTATGCGAATGACAAATTAGGATTGCCCATGCTCACAATTGAACAACAAATTGAAGCCTACGCAGACAAGATCCCGTTAATACAAAAGCGGTTCACCGTCGGAAATATCGTTCCTTACCCGTATCAGGCGGTTGCGTATATTGAGACCGCGAAGCGGATCGCAAAATATGAACATCCTTTTTACATTAAGGCTTCGGTTTCCGCCGGGAAAACCATCATGATCGCCATGCTCGCGGCGCAGTGCAAGGCAATGAACTTACCCATGATGGTTCTTGCTCGCCAGGCCGAGATCGTGAAGCAGGATTCCGAGGAGATCAGTAACCTCGACGTTCCGAACTCCGTTTATTGCGCAGGGTTAGGCACAAAGGCGGCATACTTCCCGATCGTCGTCGGATCTGAAGGTACGGTGGTTAATGGCCTGTTTAAAATGCTTGGCGACTACGTGCCTTCAGTTCTGGCCATTGACGAATGCCACCAGGTTGACTGGCAAGATTTGGCTGAGGCGATCGCCAACAATGAATCGTTCGAGTACATGAGCAGGCCGAAGGATAAGCCGTATCGCGTGAACGGTGAACTGGTCGATGCCGACCACCCATACGACGAAAAATTCGACGACGTAGAATTCGGCGGCGGTCGCACGCAGTACACTATCGTCATTTGTGAGTTAATGCGGAGGTGCCTTGAGAAGACAGGACGAGAACTTCGCATCGTCGGCTATACGGGGTCGGAGTTTCGCGGGGTGGTTCCCATCTTGCAGGAAGACAAGGCGCAGCCGGGATTCTGGCGCGAGCAGATCACCGACATTAACACAAACTATCTTGTCGAGTTCGGTTCAGTAGTTCCCACCATCTTCGGTGACACCGAGGCGGATGGGTTGGGGTATGATCTTTCAGAATTCCACGGCTCCAGTCAGGACGGTACGCAGGATTTTAGCGCGGAAGAATTGCGCAAGATGGAAAAGAAAATCCATGAATCCGGCGAAATGACGAAGCTGATTATGCAAAAGGTCGTGGAGCGTGCTAAAACCCGAAACGGAGTTCTGATAACTTGCGCTGGACAGCGGCATTGCAAGGAGGCGGCGAGCTATCTACCGCCGGACGCAACATACGCGATCATCACCGAAAAGACGAACTCAAAGAAACGCGGCGAAATTTTGGATAAGGCGAATCGCGGGGAGATTAAATACATCTTCCAGGTGATGGCCCTAACCACTGGCGTTAACGTTCCGTTTTGGGATTTTTCGGTGATATTGCGCAAGATCGGGTCGCTTACGTTGCTTATTCAGCTTTTGGGGCGTGGAATGCGACTCCTAAAGGACTGGCAAAAACAGCCGCCTTACTCGTGGGTTAAGGAAGACCATTTAGTTTGGGACTTCGCCGGAACAATGGATGACCTGGGCCAGTTGTATTTCGATCCGATTCTTGAGCAGGCGCAATACCAAAGACGCAAGAGCAGCAAGAACGGCCCGAAAATTTGCCCAGTATGCAAGGGAGAAAATAGCGAGTACGCCCGCCGATGCATCCACAAAGACAGCAACGGTAATCGTTGCGAATACTTCTGGATCTCGCAGCGCTGCGAAGACCAGAAAGACCCGCGAACAGGGAAGATTAAGGTAAAAGGATGTTACGCTGAAAACGATATTGTTGCTCGCCAGTGCAGATGCTGCGGGGTGCAGCTTAAAGACCCCAATGACAATCTCACCGGGAAGCACTACACGCAAAATGACTGGTATGATGTTGTCGGGTTCGATATCGGCTTGACTCGCAATCAGTCCGGGATCATCTTCAATTACGTGTTACTGAACCATGACGGCGAGCGATTCACCGCAAGGGAAAAGTTCTTCCCGGAATCAGAGAATCAGATTTGCGGCAAGTTGTGGCGGCAAAAGGCAGTCTTCCAGCACGTTGACGACGCGGTAATGCGCGGCAAGCTGGGCGGGATGAAAAATGCGCGAAAAATACTTGAGAATGCGCATTACTTCCGAGCGCCGAAGCGCGTAACTCATCGCGTTAACGGTAAGAAGGAAGATATTATTTCACGCAAAGATTTTGGAGACGAATAGTGATTACTGATAAAGGTGATTATCTCGAATACTACGGCGGGCCTGTGAAGGCCTGTCCGCTTGAGAAAATCGATCAGATGAATAGCGTTTCGTGGCTGCGTCACGAATACCCTGATTATCTGTTCTGGCATACGGTTAACGAAGGGAGTAAGCACAAGGCGAGCGCGGTTATCGATCATCAAATGGGGTTGCTGAAGGGCGTTAGCGACATTCTGATCCTGATTGGGTTCGGCGGCAAATACCCGTTCGCGGCCATCGAGCTAAAGCGCCAGGGCAAGGCGCAGGCGTCACCAGTGAGCAAGGAGCAAAGGGAATTCCTTGCTGCCGTTCGCCGTCGCGGCGGATTCGCCGCCGTGGCCTATGGCTTCGAGCAATTCAAGATCGCTTTCTGCGATGCCATCAAATAGCACTTTTTGTTAAAACTACCCGGCGCGAGTCGGGTAATATTACCCCATCGAAACGAAGAACGGAGAAACATCATGAAAAACTTCTTGTGGGTAATCGCATCAATCGGTTTTGGTATTGTGGCCACTGGCTTCGGCCTTTGGGTAATTACTCTTGCTGGTCATTTTAAGGGCTTCTAAATGAAAGATATAGCAGACAAAGAAACTCATGACGCATTCATCACGTTTGAGCAATTGGAGCGCGAAACGTTCATAGGCAACGCGCTTGCCACTGGCGGACACTATCAGGCCGTCAAGCCTGATAAATTCTACAAGGTAACGGGAAGCCGCTACGCCGGGAGTAAAACGCCGGATATCGTGCGCGATAAATGGGCGACCGATCGAAGCCTGATCGCATACATGGAAGAGCGTTACGGCAATTACGATCTTGATGCCGCCGCAGACCGAAGCAACGCAGTTTGCCCGAAGTTCTACGACGAAAAAACGGATTGCCTTAAACGCTGGTGGGGGAAAAACAAGCACATTTGGCTGAATCCTCCTTACTCGTTTCCAGATCCGTTTATTCTCAAGGCCATTGAGCAAATGGAGCACGACAACCAGATCGACATTCTGCTACCCGGCGACAATTCTACTGCCTGGTTCCGTGACGCGCAGAAAATGGCAGCCGAAATTATCTGGATTGTTGCCGATGTTGAAGAGGATGATGACGGGAACCAGTTAAGCCGATCCGGTCGCCTCGCTTTTATCAACGGATTAAGCGGGAAGCCAGTCGACAACAACAATAAAGGAAGTGTTATTTTCATCATGCGCAAGCTCAAGACGGGAGAGGAGCAAAAGACGCTTTACATTCCGGTAAGTGAGATTTGCCCTTCATTAGCTAAAAAGCGTATGCGCAAACGTGGGATCTGAAAAATGGAACAGATAGAATCTTTCACCGAGTATCTTCGGATCGTGGTTGAATTGCTGGACAAATACGGCTTCATTGGGACTGATGAGGAAAAGTTAGCCTTTGCTGACACCATCGACGGAACCTACCTGGAGTTCATGGACAACGGAACCCCGGTCGCTGACTGGCCAGAAATTCTTGAACGAGAATTGATTGAGTTTAAATCACATGAAGGCGCGGAGTATTTCGCAAAACAGCACTAATTGCTAAACAATACCCGCCGTGTGCGGGTATTATTACACCATAAACCAATCAGGAGCAAACGCCATGAAAACCAAAACCATTGCAGACACCATCAAGATCGTACCAGTAAAAGCGCAAGTAGTATCGCGCCACCTGGTTAACCTTTCTCGCCTGTGCATGGCCGACTACATGGCGAACCCTTCAGGGAATGCCCTTGATGGTGCAGTCGGTGAGATTTATTTTCGCGCCGGGTACGGCCTGGAAAGTGTGGCCATGTATGAGCAAATGGCCGAAGGTTTTTGCATTTACGGTGACGAATGATGATTGTCGAGACTGGTCGCGCTGCCGTATGGCAGCACGCTAAAGAAGCAGGAATAAGTGATGATATCGTGAAGATCGCAAAGCATTTCGATATCAAAGATATATCAATTATTTTTGGTGGGAAGCTCACCTATCTACACGAGCGCCCGGTGAAGCGCACGCGAATAGCAGTGGCAACGCGAGCGGAGGCCGACGCGCTGAAGATGTTCATCCATGAGTCTAAGCAGCAGAAGAAATATTACAAGTAGCGGGGAGGTGAAGAATGAGATATATTGCGATCTTATTTACGGCGATCCTGTTTACGATCGCAATCATTAACTATGCAATTCAATTGGGATAAATTATGTCACCTAAAATCACAGACGAAGAATTTTTAGCCGCCCGCGAGGAGGGGAAAACCTACCGCGAGATCGCGGAAGAGTTCGGCATGAACATTCGAAGCGTTGAACGTCGCGGCGTTCGCCTGGCGCGACAAGGACACCTACACGGAAACGCCCACGTTGCGAAGCATATCCCGGACGGCTTCGGCGTCAAAGGCACGTCGACGATGATTCGCGCGGACGGATCCGAGGTCGTTCGGTGGGTCAAGTCGGAAGTAGACCGCGATCGCATGGTTGCGCTTATGGAGGCAGCGCAGGCTGCTTTCTGCGAAGACCTTCCGCGAGCCGAACCGCAACCGCTGGATGAGTCGAAGTTCTACATTGAAGATCAGCTTGCCCTGTACCCGATCTTCGACCTGCATATTGGGGCAATGGCGCATAAGCATGAATGCGGCGAGAACTATGATACCAGCACGGCAGAGAAGGTTCTAAACCGCTTCTTTGATTATTCCGTGTCGGTGGCTCCGCAATCCCAAAAAGCTGTTTTGCTGGTCGGCGGTGACTTCCTTCACAGTGACGGCCTGGACGCAGTAACCCCGGCGAGCGGTCACGTTCTCGATCAGGATAGCCGATACGCAAAACTTGTTTATGTTGCCATTCGTTCGCTGCGTCGCGCAGTGTCGCTACTGCTTAACAATCACGCAGAAGTTGAAGTGCAGGTGATTGAAGGAAACCACGACCAAGCTGGGATGATTTGGCTACGCGCGGCGCTGGCGGCGTTCTATGAGAATGAGACTCGCGTTTTCGTCGATGTTAGTCCGGCGATCCTGCATCGCACCTTGTGGGGTAAGACCATGCTGGGCTATACGCATGGCCACACGATGAAAAAGCCGGAAACGCGCCTTGCTGCGATGGCTACAGACTTCCGTAAGGAGTTCGGCCAGTGCGACTACATTTACACGCATTCCGGCCACTGGCATCACCAGACTGTAACGGAACACTCGTTAGGCATTGATGAAGTGCATGGCCAGCTAGGCGCAAAAGATGCCTACGCCGCACGCGGCGGATGGCGTTCATACCGCCAGGCTGCGGTGATTCTGTACAGCAAAGAATATGGCGAAGTAGGCCGCTTTATCTACCGTCCGAACATGTAACCACAACGGCCCCGCGAGGGGCCAACAAGGAAAACCGATGAATAGAAATATCTGCATTTTCGATCTCGATGGCACGCTTTCCGACGGAACCCACCGCTTGCACCTGCTGCCGAAAAAAGATCTCCACCTTACAGAAAGTTGGAGCGAATTTAATGGCGCGTCAATTGGAGACAGCCCAATCCAAAGCACTATTGACGTGGCGAATGCGCTTTATCGATCCGGAATGACCGTTATCATCCTGACTGGCCGATCCGATGAGGTGAAGACAGAAACAATGATTTGGCTTGACCGCTACGGGGTGAAATATGACAGCCTAATCATGCGCCGCGCCAGCGATAACCGTAAAGACACGGTAATCAAGGAGGAGGAGTTACGCAAAATCGGACTTGATCGCATTGTTGCGGCGTGGGATGATTCCCCCAATGTTATTGCGCACTTGCGCGGCCTGGGGATCACGACTTACCAGGTCTGCGACTACGGCGACAATCTTCACGATCATTTAAAATCACACGGAGTAGACAAATGAAAAATGTAATTATCCTCAACGGAGCGCCGGGCATCGGAAAGGACACTATCGCGGAAATCATCTCACGGAAGTGGCAATACAAGAACCTTAGCTTCAAACAGCCGATGTTTGCCATTGCTCGTGCTGTGCTGGGATCGGCTGATTTTGCACGCTTTACTGCCAGATACCACGACCGCAAGCACAAAGAAGTGAAATGCGATTTTTTGGGCGACCGTTCTCCGCGTGAATTCATGATTCACATTAGCGAAAATTTCGTCAAGCCGACCCTGGGCAAAAATCAGTTCGGCAAGTTGCTTTGCGATTCGGCGCTAACTTCTCCGTTTAACTGCATAGTCAGCGACGGCGGATTCGATGAGGAGGTGGAGCACGTCGCAGCGCATGAGGCGCTTAACGTTTTTGTCGTCCGCCTTCATCGTGACGGCATGACCTTTGAGGGTGATAGCCGCAAGCATATTCGACGCCCGGATCTGATTTGCGACACGCATCACGAACTTGATTTTGATATGACCACTGGCGAGCCGGAAGACGACGCGCAAAAAATCCTTGATATGGTTTCAGATGTTGCATTAAAATTATAAAGTTAATGCCTTTATTATCACCACCTTAACGATTGGGAACCTTGACGGGTTCCCTTTTTTTTGTTCTTAATTTGGCCAAATGAATATATCATCACCTTACCATTTAACTAACAGAGGTTGCATATCATGCGGGAATTCATCAACGCGGCAACCAATAGCAGCGGTGGCGTTGCCCTCGCGGGATCTGCAACCGGGCAATTAATCATTGCTGCCATTGGCTTATTTTTCATGATTCTATTCGGCTCCTTCGGCGCGTGGTTGCGCTGGCGAGATTCAAAGGCGCTTCGTGAAGCGCTGGAAGCCGGGGATATCAAAACGGCGGTGAAGATCAGGAGTAAATAACATGGGGATTAAAACGCGGGTTACATTCGCGGCGGCGGTGGCGATCGCGGTCGCGTTCCTCCCCAAAGTGGAGGATACGAAATACAATGTTTATATGGATATCGCTGGCGTCCCGACAGTATGCGAAGGCATCACAGGCCCGGACGTTATCAAGGGGAAAACCTATACCCGGTCAGAGTGCGACGCGCTTTTAACCAAGCATATCCAGGTGGCGAAGCGAACCGTTGACAGCAAAATCAAAGTCGATGTTCCGGACACCTTCAGGGCGTCGATGTACAGCTTTACGTTCAACGCTGGCGGCGGCGCATATTCTGGCAGCACCATGCTGAAATTAACGAACCAGGGACGATTGCGCGAGGCGTGCGAGCAGCTATATCGCTGGACGTACTACCGCAACCCGAAAACGGGAAAGATGGAGAAGTCAAAAGGCTTGTATAATCGCCGGGTTCAGGAATATCAACTATGCATTAAGGATCTGAAATGAGCACATTAAATTTTCAACGAGCGCTGGCCATCGGCTTTATCGTGTGGGCGGCTGCCGTCGTTTCCGGTTGCGCGTCAAGCGTCCCAATCCTTTCCGATCTGGTTGGTAGCAAGCCGGATATGACGGCGCAAGTCGGCGCGGAGAACGTGAAACAGGCGGTTGGCGTGACCAACAAAACGGACACGTCGAGCAAGCAGGAGACCACGTTCAAAGAGTCGGCTGTAGGCAAGGTTGACACGTCGAACAAGAAATCGGTGACGACCTCCAGCATTCACGCCAACCAGATTACGGCGGACAAGATCGAGATCCGGAATGATGAAAGCGGAAGCCTGATTCCGTGGCTGATTGGTGGTGTTGGGGTAGTAATGCTGGCGATCGGGGTGTTCGGTCTTTGGCGGGAACGAAAAAACAAAGGGGCGTAATGCCCCTTTTTCTATATGTACCGTTTGACGTGCAATAGCGCTACTCCGTCCTCATCGTTAAGACCATGTTCAACCGTGTTGGTTGCGGCCATTCCTTGATAGAGCAAGATGAGCGCGGCACGCAAGTAATTTTCTGGTGTGATCTGCTTCACGCAAACAAGCCTGTGAACCTCCGTTATCAGATCTTCCACCTGGTTTCCCGAAAAGCTGTTCATCACTGAGTTGGTCAAGGTGCATCATCTCCCACATATATCGGTTATCCATCCCATCGAACGACCGGAAATCAAAACCTATCTCCCTGTTATCCGGCCCCGTACACCACACAGCGCCGTTTTTTCCGTCAAGGTATCCATTCGTATAGCTTCGCGCTAAAAACTCCTTAGAGATCATTGAGGCTAACATACGTTGCGATACGTTGGCGGCTTTTGCCAGGCGAGGTGCTTCGCGGTGCATGTAAACGAACTTCGCAAAATCCTGCCGGGTGAATTCCCGGCGAGATTCGCAGAACTTGTAAATGTCAAGAATGAACATCAATCACCTCATGAACGACGGGTTGATAAAGACTTCGGAATCCATCACGCAGATAAAGCCTAACTCCTCCATCTTCGGCAATAAGCGTTCCTTAATCTTTTTGCTCACCCCGGCCTGGCCTTTGAAGATCTTCAGGTTGCGGCAGGCGTTATAAATGCCCTGGACGGTCATAACACCTTTTGCCTGTTTGCAACGACTGGCGATAACGTCATACAGTGCTTTAATTTCCGCTCCCTCACCAGCAAAGCCGGAAGAGTCAGCCGACGACAAATACGTTTTGCTCAATTCATGGAACATGATGATCGCTTCGTCAATTGTCGCCGTGTCGATCTTCTTCGAGCGCTTCCCGCCGGGTTGCCAGTTCCGGATCGTGTGAATCACGGACGCCAGGCGCATAACCTGCTTATCAAACTTACCCATCGCGCCGCGAAGCATGGTATGCGAATACTTGCCGCCGTCGCCTAACTCCGGTTCTAACTCCTGGCGGGCCCTGTTCAGCCTACGCATTGCCGCGTCAGTAACCTGCAACTTAACGTTTGATTCGCTCATAATATCATGAATCAGCCGGAAGTAATCTGCCTTCAGTGACTGGTCGATCGGCTCATAGGTCGAATTACCGTTTTCGTCGATGAACACGCGCTCACCCAAACGGGTTTGCTCACGAACCAAAAGGAAACGCTCCGAGACACCGATACCGCGAGAACCAGCCTGCATGATGGCGTCGATGGTTTCATCCTGTGCAATTACGCAAATGCAGCCCAAAGCCACGAATGACATATTATTGCTAACGTCGGCACGAGCGATCGATACGTGTCCTTTATCCCATGCTTTTAGCACCAGTTCGCTGTTCGTCTTCTTGCCGCCATCGTTGCCATACGTGATCCCCAAAAGGCTGTTAACCGCCGTCGCCTCATCGGAAATAACGGCAAAGTTTCCCTGGCGGTTGTTAATCTTCGCCAGACCTTCCGGGGTGGTATCGGATACCGGAAAAGTTAGATCACATAATTTTTCAAGTTTCTCTTCCAGTTCGTCACGATCTTCGAAAAGTTTCACCATATCAGATTGCGACAACTCACCTTTAAGCGCCTGCTTGTTGGCGGACAGCTTCGCCATGATTTTCTTACGCTCTTTCTTGCGCGACTCGTTAATGCGCTCGACTTCGGCAACGATCGGATCGATGGCCAGCGAGTTAATGGCAGACTTACCAGCGGAAGGCGGCTGCGACGTGATGACGTAAAGTGTTGTCGGTTGCTCGCTGCCGTGGTACTCGACCCAAAAGCGGCCCATCATCGCGGCGGATACGGTTCCGAGAAAGTGCATGTAAGCGGATGATTCCGGGAACTGAACAGAACGTGCTGCATTGAGCGCCAGCTTGCCGACCACATCGTAATCATTGGCGATCGAGATTGTTGGGTATTTATCCGCGTTTACGTCGATATCTTTGGGCTTTGGCCAGAATGAAACGGAGTCACGATACCCGTTCGCACGAATCGCAACGCGCAGGGGACTGATCCCCTCCCTTTCTGCGATGGCGATAATATCTTGCGGTGATACGCGGTCATTTAAAAACATGCCCTTGCTCCTGATTGGTTAATCGTTCGGCTAATCATATGCCGTATTAAATCCGAGATCCAGTGATAATCTAAACACGCTTGAAAAACGCGCTTGGATTATCGGGGCGCACGGCCCCGAACCAGTCACAGGTATTTAGCTTCGAAAGTCGTTCCGTCCGATACACTGAAGCCAACTTCCTCGCGGTACAGCGTCCAGCGGCATCCGTCAAGGTCGAAGATGTATCCAGCAACCGCACCGAGCGCACGACCGCTTTCGACCTGGTAGCGCTTGCCTACGCTGAATGATTTTTTCATCGGGTTGCTATGGTCAAGGCCGACGCATTTTAGCGTTTTGGTTTTGAGTTCGATGAAAGTCGCAATAGCCGCTCCGCCGTCGCCAGCAATAAACAACTCGCCGCTAACGCCTACCGACAAAATAACGCGCTTCTTCTTCAGTTCGACGCTGTCATATACCATCATTGACACGTTGCCTTCATCATCGACGCGGGCGGAATAAAGGTTGTTTTCATGGATGTTAACGGCACGGCTTGACGTGCATTTAATCTTGATTGACTTCGCCATTTATTTTCTTTCTCCCATCTCGATATACAGGTTAACCAGATCCAGAAAGTCAGCTTTATTTATGCAACTCAATTTAAAGCCAACGTGCGACTCAATTTTATTTTGCATCGCAGCCAGTGTTGCGCCGCCATTATTCATCCTGATAACTTCGCGGCATACTTCGGCGAGTTTTTGAGATATCATTTCTTCACCACCTTTATTTCCATACCTTCGCAAGCGGCCTTGATATCATTAATCAGCCGATTAAGCCTTAAATCAGTCATTACGTGGTGATGACGAACATCAATAATCCCGGCAACAACTAACAGCATGACGGCAAAGATAAAACCACCAGGACCGGACATACACAAAATAGTTAACATCATCAAGATAATAAATTTCATTTCCGTTTACTCCGTTGCGTTTCGATGTGGTAATTCTACCCGACTTTCGCCGGGTAGTTTTAGCAATTCGTGCTATTCTCGATAATTCGCCTGGAACACGGCGCGGGCAAAACCTCGCGGAGTAATGGAGCGCAGCATTTTAGTCCTTTCTGACCTTCCGCCCAAAAACTTCCAGGCCCAAAAGAAATTCACGCCTTCTACTCCATCCGGCGGAGGGAGCCGTTTCGGTTCGACAAAACCGTTTCCGTGCCATATGCACGTTTTCTTCGTGTAATTGTCACAGTGGGGCATTTTGGGATGCCACACAGGTTCGTTCGGAGAAACATAGCCGCCGAAGTCGCGCGGGTGAAAATAGAAGTCAGGCTTGCGCCATAATGACGACAATTTTCCAACCGGGTTTTCGACCATCCAGGGGCAACCATACTTATTGCCTAATTGCTCGACCATCTTCGCATCATCTGCGGCTGATAGAACGTCATTATCTTGCCTTACGTGCTTTATTCCGCTGTGCGCTAACAGCGTGCATGACGGGAAAGCGAAAATAAAGTCAGGATCGGGAATGCCGAGAATCGATCGCTTCACGTCAAAATCCTTGTCGATCCAAATGTTAACATACTGGATATTTGGGTGAACCATTCGAATGCTATATTCTCCGTGGTCGCCGGAGTCGGCATTGAAGCAATACACCTTGCATCCCTTGATGGCCCACGGCAGGCCCATGATACCTGAGCCGTCGAACATGCAGTAAATAACCTTGCCTTTCATGCTTTCCACGCCTCAATGAACATTCTGTTCGATTCCAGCGTCAGCGTGACGCCAGCCAGGGAGGACTGAACGAGGCGACCGCCCGGAACCGTCCCGATGATGTAGCGGCCTTTCGACTTCGTGATCGTGATCTGAGTGAAGCCGGAGGCGCGGTTCATGCGGAGAACGACGCGGCCATGTGCGTTCAGGACGGCGAGAATGGAATCAGTCTTCGGATGGTTCATTGTGTAGCTCCTTCGCTTGTTGGTGTGGGGATAGTATGCCACTATCCCGCAATGTTGTTTTAGCAAAACGTGCTATGCCGGAACGCAGGTCGCGTAATCCTGGCTGATGTAGATCGTGCGCTGAACGCGAGGTTCTTTTTCGCCGAGTTCTTGGATGGTAACATCGTTGCTTCCGACCCGGCACGGAACCGATCCGAAGATAAACTCGCCAGTCTGCTTGTCGTTGATTTGCCATACATTACCGCCTTCCTTTTTGACAACCAGGAAGGGCGCATTGTCTGCGCTGAACTCTTCCGGGCCACGACCGTAGTAATGCGTGATCGCAGCTTTGGCCGCAGCGCTGAAGGCATCGGTAACGTCATTGGTCGCCTTGTCGCGGATGGCCTTGATACGTTCTTCAGGCGATCCGATGATGTAGGAAAAGCTGTTCGAAATGGTAACTGTTCGCATTATATTTTAACCTCGTTTTGGTGGATGAAGTCGGCGACGTGATGGCATTCGATCGGATTCTCGATACCCGCGAGCACCTCGCACGACCCGTTATTCAGTAGCTGGCAATGCTGGCACTCCGCACCGCCAACGCTGGCAATGACAATGGCGATCCCGTTGCATGAGCCGCCGAACATTCGATGAGGGAAGTGGTAAGCATCACAGTAGCAAACCACCTCCCCGGCTCGCCGTTTCCTCATACCTGGCCCTTCTCGATGCAGAAAACCCAATCACGAGCGTCAACCGCAAAGCGTGCAACGCCGTCGAGCACCACGAAGACAGTAAACCCGTTGACGCCGCGACCCTTCTCGATATCGGTTACGGTGCGGAACAGATCGCTTGCGCCATATTGAATTTTATCCCCGACGACTACATCCGCAAATGCTTTCATGGTTAATCTCCTGACTGGTTTCGATGGGTTAACTATACCAGGCTTTTCGGCCCGGCGTTTAGCAATTCGTGCTTATTTCACTGCTTTCTTCGCTGCCTTGTACGCCTCTTTGAAAGACGGAACATCTTCGACCGGAATCCAGAAGCCGGAGCCATAGCCGTCGTCATAGCAGGGGCATTGGTCGCAGTAGTCGCCCCAGGTTTTCTCTTCGCCGCCGACAGAGAATCCAGTGGCCATTTTGAATAACGCTTCCTCAACCGCTTCGATCTTGTCGGCGTCGCTATCCATGATAACGAAGTTCCACTTGCCGTTATACTCACTGCCCAGGTTGATTGATTCGCGTTGAAGTTTCATAGCTTTAGCCCCTTCGGCTCAATTCGTTTCGTTGAAGTCATCATAGCAAAGCCGAACGGATGGTTTTTAACAAAAAATGCTATTCCTGCGATTGCTGATTATTCCACCGATTAGGAATAGTGGAATAGTCAGTGATTGCACTTGATTCCATGATGATTAGTTTTGACGAATCATGATTGCTTGTGATTGTTTCATTCTGTGCAACGATTTTGGGAGTGTTTCAGGATTTGCAACGAATTGCATAAATGTATGCACCATGCACGCAATTTGCCGATCGAAGCCAGCAAAACGTCGAGTTGTGTTTCGCCAACATTTACGTCGTGTGGGAGTGCGGGGGAGGAATAATCTTACCTAAAAATTGCGCAAAAAATGACCAATATAAGCCAATATATAGATAGTAAGTATATGATAAATAATAATAATATTATTATTACTCTTTATCTTTATATATGTTTGGTAAGATTTCTCCGGGGAGGTTATGGATTCCTCTTGCGCAAGCCATAATTTTTAGATGTTCCGCCGCGAAAAAATGTATATAGGGATATATAGGGGATGACAGCAAATCTTACCAAACACGCCGAAACCCTTTGACGGCGCGGCCTGCGGCCTGTATTATCACCTTCCGAAACATTACCAAACGCCGTAAATGTGGGGGAAACACAAATGCAATATAAAGGCTATGAGTTCGAAGAAGTCGACGTGTCCGAGTGGATGCGGTACGACGCAGATAAGCAAGCCGCTTACCATGAATGGCTGCAATCCATCACGTTTGGCGACGCCACCAGGCCAGCCGGGAGGAGCCAGGAAGCCGCGAAGACGGAAGGCACATTCACTGGCAATCGTTCGTCCGAGATCCGGCGCATGTTCCTGGATGGCGGGCGGCGTATCCAGATGACTGCGGAGGAGTTCGTGGAGAAGTTCGGCGTTAACCCGGTCGACAACCATTTCCGCAGGCCGTTGCTGAAACTCCTGGAGCCGGGCGAAGTGTTGCGCGTGAGCCTGGGGGCGGGGTTAATCTCCGTCTTTACCGAGTTCGACGCAATGACTGGCTCAAACCTGGAGGCTGAGGCATACAGGCGGCAGGGCGCTATCTCTGAGCGGGAAAGAATCCTTACCATCATTGACGAAGTCATGCCCGGCGGCATTATGCTAAAAGGCTATAAGCTGGCACTAATCGCAAAAATCACAGGAGCACAATCATGAAACTACATCCAGACCAAAACGACCCGGCGGCACCGATGCGCCTGGGCGACACGCCAATCGACGAACAGGAGGTTATCGCAGCCATTGTCAGGGCATCGGACGACGAAAATCCAACCGCCCTGGAATGCGTTACAGTAGACTTGCTGTTAATGTCATTTCTCCCGGAATCTGAATCTTACATTCAGCACATCACCGAGACGGGCCAGGCAGTGACGAAGCCGGAATTCATCGGAGCATCGAACGTCCTGGCGATGATGGCCGATGAGTCGGATAACATCATCAGCCTCGACTACCCGCAATAGCACTTTTTGTTAAAACCCGGTCATGGCGATCGGGTATTATCTCTTCACCGACAACGAACCGAGGAAAGCGAAATGATTACTCTGATCACCTGGGAACACGAAAGCAGCAAGCCAGAAGTGCGCGAGTTCGAGACCGTGGCGGCGTGCTACAACCTGGCGGCAAACGGTGGCTTTTACAAGGCGCAGATCGTCAACGAGTTCGGGGTTGTCGATTATGAATTTTAAGGCGAGCGATGTAAAACCTGGCGCGGTCTACGGATCGCGCCTCAATAACCGCCTTTGGCGCTTGGATGGCGAAACTATGTGGACTAAAGGCGAGGGCGATGTTATTTGGCATGAATGCGGCTGGCCACACCCCACAATGAGCCGCCTTGATATCGCTTATTACCTTTCAGTCGGCGATATGTACGAGGCGGAAAGATAGCACTTTTTGCTAAAACGCCGATGGCGAGATCCGGTATTATTTACCCATCGACAACGAACGGGGATTAACCAATGTTTACACGTGAGCAGTTCGGAACATTTTTCCGCCTTGTGAATATGTGCGGAAGTAACAACCAAATGCGGCGCATAAATGGGCGTCTTAATATGGGGTCATTCGTCGAGGAGGCGGGCCGCGATAAGTGCGATCGGATGTTTGCTCTAATCAACGAAGGCGTTACGCCGTCAACTCTAACAGACGAACAAATCAAGGGTGAATAACCATGCCACGATTTTCAGCAGCAACAAAACTTCGCACCTTCGCCGGGATGCCGATCCCACACTCATCAACCAAAGCCATCCAGGGTAGCGAGCACGGCGTTTACTTCCATTGGTTAGGCAAGTGGCGCTTCACCGTCATTCGCGGCTTTTACGTGACCTGCGATCGCGTAGATATTGCCAACCATTCCGGCGGGAACCAGATTCACGAGTTCAAAAGGCACGAATAGCACTTTTTGCTAAAACACGATCGGGGCAATGCGTTATCATTACCCCCATCGAAACAGAGGAGCAAAAACATGATTGGCAACCACAACAACGAACTGAACGCAGCAGCCCACCGTCGCGCCGTCGAGCAGAACTTCAACGCGCTTAAAGTAGCCTGCGATGAGATGAAAGCAATGCTTGAACTGCCGTCATGGGATCCCCAACTCGAAGACTACTATGACGGCCTCCGCGTCAAGCGTGACGATATCATCAACCGCCTGCGCCTGGCCGGAATGTTCCTGTAAGGAGAACGCAATGATTCACGAAGTTAAATCCGGCGAGCAAGTAGTGGCGACCATCACGCAGCGCCACGTTGTAGCCTTCCAGATTAACATCCCTGGCACGTTCGATATGCAGTCGCTTGACGTGCCAGTTTGGGCCAACACGGTTGCCATTGATGCCGACGGTGCAATTTGGGCCTATGAGTCTACAGCCGAAGATGTTCGAATTATGGGAGACCAGGATGACGCATGGAGCGACTGGGGAAAGGCAAAAAACAGGATAGACCAAATCGGGGCAATGGCTCGCTTCCCTGATTGGGCAAAATCGAAGATTGACCTTCGAGGCCTGAAATAGCACGCATTGCTAAACGCCCGGCCAAGGGATCGGGCATAATCATCATGAAGTCTATTAACAAACCGATTATGCAAGGAGACAGAAGAATGCAACAATTTGAATCTCGCGGCAAGACCTACAACCTGCCGGACACTGCTACCCATGCCGCCCCTGGTGCGTGCGTCGGCGTCTACTTTAAGGATGGCGATAGCTGGTTTTTCATGGGGGATGTGATTGGGGGCGTCCCGCCGAAGAAATGCGGCTTACTCTTGGGCTTCTACGATCACGACGTGGTGGAGTTGAAGCCAAAGCGCGTACCGTTCGCTTTCTGGAACAAAATCAAAGGGGCGATCTTTAAATGAATCAATTCGAATTCCTGGCGCGGGCGCACCGTGCGCTTGCAATGTACGCCTTCAGCAAGAACATGAAGATTATCAGTGTTGAGGTTGAGTTCAACAATATCAGCATTTCCGGCTATGTGGGCGGCTCGTACCACGTTACAAAATTCAGCTTCCCGTCGCTGGACAGCCTAGAGCGTGAGGCGCTCGGTTTCTGAATAGCACTTTTTGCTAAACGCCCGGTCAGGAGATCGGGCATAATGGCCATACACCAAACAACGGAGATTCACCATGATTCGCACTACCAGGCCGCTACCCAATAACCTTTACGCCATGCTTGGGGTTCGAGCGGCTAGACTGATTCACGTCAACGAAGTTGGCAACGTAGCTATTTTGTGGTTTAAGCGCCACTCAAGCAGGGTTGGCCTGAGCATTGAAAGATTCGGGCGCTTTAATGGCAACTCACAAACCCACTCCCATTGGGCTGATGGAACTTACCGCTGGACGCACGTTAAGCACGTCAAGAACTTCGACGCCAAATCACTGAGCGACGACGACGCCTGGAAGATGGTAACAGATCTCTTTGGTTATGATGCCTGCATGGAGGTAGTAGGATGATACGTTTATCAGACTTCGATCGCCACTGTTTAACCGGGCAATTTGGCGAAAAGCCAGTAATATGCAAGATATCGAAGGTTAAGGGCGAGCCGTTTGAGCAAATCAGAACGCTTATAAGTTTTGCCAGACGAAACCGCCTTTACATCCAGGCGCGCGGCGGACTGTTCGCAAAGCAGGTTCATTTTGCGTATGGAACAGGGTTCTACACTGGTGGCGACGGGGTTAACCCATCTCCGAAAAGGGTTAGGCTGCGCGAGATAATCGAACACGGCTACGTTTGGACTAACGGGATCTACTAATGGAAATGGTAAAAGTAATTTGCACGCACGTTGGCTATTCGCCGCTATCCACCTATTTCACACCTGGCCGCGAGTATGACGCCAGGTTCGGCCCTGGCCTTGATGAAGTATGGATTTTGCAGGACGACAAGGGAACCACTGATGACGAAGAATTCTGGCCAGCCTGCCGTATGCCGGACGAAAAGATCGCCATGTATGCCAATAGGCCATACGAAAACAACGTTTTATTTGAGGTGAAAGTATGAAAGTAAGCAAAAAGAAACTCGCGCTGTATTGGGCATTCTTCCTGGCTGGCCTGGCACTGCATGACAGCGTGGGCTGGCAGACGATCGGAATGCTGTGCATGATTATTGGCGTATGCCGCCTGTCGGAGATTAACGGATTCCGCCGTGGATATCGGGCAGCGTTCAGCGGCGAAAAAGAATAGCACTTTTTGTTAAAACTGCCGTAACGTCATTTGATAAAGTGGCGTTACTGAAGTGAACAATCCAATCAGGAGCAACGCAATGAACGACAATTTAATCGCACTGCTGGAAGAACTGAATTCCTACGGCTGTGCATACATCGAGCTTTCGAGCGAGCAGGTTATTGAAGTCGCAATCGACGATGACGCCGGGTTCACCAGATTAAGGGTGGCGGCAGGGGCCGAAGAGGAATTCGAAGACTGCGGCATCCGTGAAGTAACCAACCTTCTCGAATCCCACCAGGTGAAGGAGATCCGATAATGAAAACCGTCAAACTTATGGTTGTCAATGCTGCCCGCGAACGTGAGCGCCACCTTATCGGCTGCGTATTCGATGCCGTCGAGGTGCACGAACCACTAGGCACGGTTCACGTAATCCAGGGCGGATACCTGAACGAATTCATCGTCAACCCGCTGGACACCGACGAAGACTTGACCATCCGTGTTGGTGGCGAGCCGGAAAACGCGCTTTTCCACCTGCGGAAAGTATCGAAGGCGTCGCAGCGCAAGTTGCTGGTTCGCGCACTGAAGCGCATTGCGAAGGAGCGCGGTTACACCGATGCATACATCCGCAAGTTCGGCACGTTCGCTGGCGTAGGCGATTGGGCACGGTCATGGGCCGACTATTACTTCAACAAATCCGGCGAATTTTGTTCCACCCATACGGACTGGCTGCATGGCACAGAACACGATCCAGCAAACGGCCACGAGTGGTACGAATTCATTGAGGCGGAATTAGACGCCCTTTGATAGCACGAATTGCTAAAACGAACGTCCGGGGATGGTGCATACTATCCCCACACTAACAAGAGATGGAGCCTAACCATGAACACCACACAAATCATACACCTGATCCCGTCCGACAACTTCGCCAAAGACGACGACCCGCTGTTAACCGCCGTAATTCGCGCCGGGATAGGCTGGGCGCTGAGTAATGCCTCGTGCGAATCATTCATGCGTGAATCATTCATGCGTGAACCATTCTCACGAATCGCGGAGCTTGAAAAGCAGGTTACGTTCCTGACTGGTGAACTTCAGGCGGCTATCGCCACGATCGAGAAGGTTCGGGAAATCATGCGCACCGAACCTGGCTATGACGTTGAAGATCACGCGCGAGTTTTGCGCATGATGGCCGACGCTTTCGCAAAGCTCCAGCAATAGCACGAACCACAAACACGAATCGGGGTTGCTGCATGGCAACCAAATCAAAACAAGGAAAAACATCATGATTTACGCAATTATTGCCCTGGTGGTTCTTATTCTGGCCCTGTATGCGTGCGGCTGCTTCCTCATGCGGGCCTTCCTGAAATCTGCGGATTCTACCGACAAAGAAGATCTTTACCCTGTGCTTTGCTGGCCCTGGATTACACTTTCCGCCGTTGGCAGCGTGATCATTTCCCGCAATTTTAAATGGTGAGATGGCGTTTGTGTGCCAAAGTGGATAGCCCGCAAATAGCACGAATTGCTAAAACCGATCAGGGGTAAGCTGGTATAGTTACCCCATCGAAACGAAACGGAGTTACAGCAATGAAAATCAAAATCACCAAAATAGACACTCTTAACGGCGACGGCTCAATTACCCTGGAAGAATGCAGCCTCAAAATCGGCGAAGTTCTTGAGGTCGAAGGACACTTCAATGACGGCTCCTACTGTGTGATCGCTCCGCGCAATAGCGAGTTTATCCAGGCTGGTGACAATATCAGCGTAAGCGCAGACGAATGCGAGGTTGTGGAAGAATGAGCAACAAAATTTGGGTACTGACTTACACCATTGGAACCAACGAGGGGCGCAAATCGCGCCGCCTCATCTGCGACACCAAAGAGCGGGCGATTAGGCAGCAAACCGTTCTTGGTGGCGAACTTGTCGAGTATCTCCGCAAGCCTGAAGCGTTCAAGGTGAACTGGCCGGAAGGCATGGATATCAACGGCGCTTTAGCGAGTCTGCGTGAGATGCAGCACAACCCGAAGACGTGGAGCGACTTTCAATGCCTGCGGGCGGAGCCGGAAGTGAAGGCCTACCCGTTCACCAATATTCGGGCGCAGCACGCGGAATGGTCGGATCGCCAGTTCGGTAACGTCGGGCCAGTCGGGCCGCTCAAGCACCTGGCGAAAGAGGCGATCGAAGCAGCCGAAGCGCCGGATGACATTAGCGAGTTCGCCGATATCCTCATGTTGGTATGGGACGCAACGCGCCGCGCCGGATTCAGCGATGAGCAGTTGGCTGAAGCGGTGGCGGAAAAGCTGGAGCGGAACAAGCGCCGGGCGTGGGGCGAGGTCAAAGATGGCGAACCTTGCCACCACGTAAAAAATTAACGAAATCGAATACCGTTTAAAGCGCCTGTAAGCCATTCTGGCGGGCGCAAATTTAAGGAGTGCGATTGTATGCCTGAATACTCAAAAGTCGAAGATATGCCGATTGGCGCAACGATTACTGGTATCCGTATGAGTGAGTCGGTCGACACAATCGAGCCGCTGGCGTTCCCGGTTACGCAGGTGGAGACGGACAGCAGAAAAGGGTTCATCTTCATCTACAAAAATTTCAATAGTCCTCTGCGTGTTGAAGTGTTCATTGCTCGCGGAACCTGGGTGGAATGGGAGAAGGCAAAATGTTCGGACTGAATGAAGCGCAGTACAACGCCGTGAAGCGCATAGCAAAGCAGATGGCCGCAGAAACAAAAGACGCCATCAAGAAGGACAAGAAGACCTACGATCAGGTCGCCGCGAAGATGATCGATAAACATTGGGCGCAAATCAACACGCTGGTTACTCGCGGCCAGTTTATCTGGATAGCTGGCTACCTGGAAGGCCGATTCGGTCGCAGGGATGGCGAGTATGAATAAAAAACAGCCAAACGATTCAGTGACCTATTGACGCAATCACGCTGACCGGGTAAATTGAACCACGTAGACACAAGAGGCGGTAAACATCCGCAAGTCTGGCCCCGCTTAGGGGCATTTACAAAGGGGTTATGATGCAATATAAGATCATGCTCACGGCAAGAAAAATGGGCGGCTTTTGCAAGTCATGCATTCAAGAGTTCAGCATGACGATTGAGGCGAACGACACCACCGACGCGGTGGAGAAAGCAAAAAAGCAATCCGGCGTCAATCTGGATACGCATAAAATCAACATCAACTACATAAGGGAAGTCAATCAATGTTAACTCTGTTTATTGCACTGTTAATGCTGTTCATAGGCTATCACGTTGGCGCGGCTCATCTTGTTGAGCGCCTTTCAAAGCGGGTACATGAAGGCACTTTTGCTGCCATGTTCTACAACAAGAAAACAGCACGTTGGGAAAAAGTTGGCGACCCGGAAGGTGTCGCAAAACGAATAGCTTTTTCGCCGCTTCCGTATGTTGACTGCGAGCCTTTCGTAAAACTCCAGAAGACGCTGAATCGGCGAAACAAACTGATATGATACAAGAACCCGCTTCGGCGGGTTTTTTTATGCTCGCAATCTGATATACTCGCAAATCAACATAGAAGGAGGGTGCAAAATGTCTGAAGAACGTAGAAAACGCGTAACGAAATCACACTTTGAGGGGAACTTCAAAGCGCTATATGAAAAGGAGTTCGGCGTGGTACTAGGGCGCACGGCAGAGATGACGCCGGAACAATTTTTTGATATCGCAAAGCGTTACTTCCAGTGGGCCGAAGAGAACGCAATCGAGGCGGCGGAAACGGCAACGTTTCAGGGCGACGTTAACGAGTGGGGGGTGAACAAGCCGCGCATTTTTACGATCACAGGGTTAAGCCTGTTTTGCGGCGTTAACCAGTCAACGCTTGGTCGCTACCGCTACGATCCCAACTATGCTCCCGTCATGGAGTTCATCGACTCCGTGATTTATGAGCAGAAATTTCAGCTTGCTGCCGTCGGCATGATTAACGCTTCTTTCGTCGGTAAAGAGATGGGGATTGATAAGCCGCCAGTGCTGAACATCGACGCTATCGCCGGGGATAAGAACGAGATCACCGAAGAGAAGTTAGAGAAGGCAGTGACCAATATTCTTGATAAGCTGTAAGGGTCAGATATGAACGAAATGATCATTTGGGAAGACCTGTCGCCAGCCGATAAGCTGGCAATTAAGGCGCTGAGTACGCGCAACTTTTCGCTATTCCTGAAGATTTGGTTCCAGATCATCCAGGGCGAAAAGCTAATGTGGAACTGGCATCACTCCTACTTTTGCCACACGGTTGATGAAATTATCTCCGGGAAGCGCAAGAGCACGATCGTTAACGTTGCGCCAGGCTCCACAAAGACGGAGGTGTTTTCAATCCACCTCGCGCCGTATGCGTATCTTAAATGCCGGAAGGTTCGAAACCTTCAGATCTCGCAGGGTGACGCCCTGTCAAAAGGCAACTCTGATCGCGTGATTAAGATCTTCTCATCAAGCGAGTGGCAGGAGCTATGGCCATCAAAGTTCGGGCGCAAGCAGATCGATGAATTTCAGGTCATGGACGATAACGACCGCGTAAGGCTGGAAATGGTCTCCCGTTCGTCTGGCGGTCAGATCGTCGGTAAGCGTGGCGGGTACATGACGCCGGGGTTTAGCGGCCTTATCGCGCTGGATGATATCGACAAACCGGATGATATGTTCTCGAAGGTGAAGCGTGAGAAAAACCACGTACTACTGAAAAACACCATTCGATCCCGTCGAGCTAAGAAGAAGAAGGGCGACGAAACGCCAATCCTTTCCGTGCAGCAGCGATTGCACGCGCAGGATGCCACCTGGTTCATGATGAGCGGAGGGATGGCCATCGACTTCGATCGCATTGTTATTCCGGCGATGGTAACGCGGGAATATGGCGAATCACTCCCTGACTGGTTGCGACCTGAGTTCGAGCGCGACGTTCTTTCCGGCCCGTCGGTGGTCATTGACGGCGTGGAATACTGGTCATTTTGGGAGGAGAACGAATCAATCGAGAACCTGGTTGCGCTACGCGAAGCCGATCTTTATACGTTCCTTTCGCAGTATCAGCAGGAGCCAATCGCCCTGGGTGGTAACGTGTTCAAGTCGGAGTGGTGGCGCTATTACGGCGATTCCGACAAGGCGCACGAGCCGCGCCCGGACAAGTTCGAATATACGTTCATCACGGCGGACACCGCGCAGAAGGTCAAGGAGCTAAACGACTACTCCGTAATGTGCTATTGGGGCAAGTACCGGGATCGCGTCTACTTCATTGACGGAATTCGCGGAAAATGGGAAGCGCCAGATCTCCGCGTTCAGTCCGAAGCATTCATCAAGCAGTGCTGGCGTCGGAACAAGGAGTGCGGAAACCTTCGCCGGATCTACATCGAAGACAAGGCGAGCGGTACGGGTCTAATCCAGGATTTAACGAAGGCTGTAAACGGCATGGGCGAGATCGTCCCGGTGCAGCGCGATAAAGATAAGGTCACTCGCGCTATGGATGCACAACCAATCATCAAGGGTGGGCGTGTCGTGCTGCCGGACAATCACCCATTCGTTGCAGAGCTTGAGGCGGAGATGAGCGCGTTTACATATGACGATTCTCATCCACACGATGATATTTGCGACAACGTGTTTGACGCCGCAAACCTGGAAATGAACCTGAGCGACGATCCGGTAGAGCGAATGAAACGCCTTGCGGGATTGAAAAAGCTGGGTCGCTAATACATAATGTGGGCCTGACGGCCAACACTTAAACAAGGTTGAAATATGAATAACATTAAGATGGACGACTATAATCAAATCTTTAATGGTGGCGCTGGCTATGCGTCAACCCTCGCGTCTATCGCGGCAAGATTTGGAACAATGTCGCAGGTTGAAGAGTTCTATCATGAAAACGGCATGGCGAAGAAAATCGTTGACGTGATCCCTGAAGAGATTGTCGCCCCCGGCTTCCAGCTAAACGGAATTTCAGATAACACCAAGTTTCAATCGGAATGGGACGGGTTAAATCTGGAGCCGCAAATCACCGATGCTCTTTGCTGGGCGCGGCTGTATGGTGGCTCCTACGTCCTGGCGATGGTTAACGATGGTCGCGCGTTGACTTCGGCAGCGAAGCGGGGTAAGCCGCTCGAATCTATCGTTGTTTACGACCATGATTCCGTTTCCGTCGCAGAGGAGGAAACCAGCCCACGAAGCCCACGATTCGGAAAGCCTAAAATGTACGAGGTGAAGCCGCTAAACGGCGGGCAACCGTTCAAGGTGCATTATACCCGTATGCACTACATCGACGGCGAGCGAGTAACCAACAAGGTGCGCAAGCTAAATAATGGCGCTGGTGGTTCGGTGCTGAACAAGTCGATCATTGAAGCGATTCTTGACTATGACTATTCGGAATATCTGGCAACGCAGCTACTGAAGCGCAAGCAGCAGGGCGTTTGGAAGGCGAAAGGCCTGGCGCTAATCTGCGACGACAAAGAAGGCGAGTACGCCGCCCGGTTGCGCATGGCGCAGGTTGATGCTAATTCCGGCGTCGGAAACACGATCGGCATTGATGCGGACGACGAAGAGTACACCGTTATCAACTCCGATATTTCAGGCATCCCGGAATTCCTTTCCGCGAAAATGGATCGGATTGTCGCCCTGTCAGGCATTCACGAGATCGTGCTAAAAAACAAAAACACTGGTGGCGTAAGTGCAAGCCAGAACACGGCGCTACAGACGTTCTACAAACTGGTTGACCGCAAGCGCAATGACGATTACAAGCCGCTGTTAGAATTCCTGTTACAGTTCATCGTAACTGAGGAGGAATACAGCGTCGAGTTCGAACCGTTGTCGCTGCCTACCGATGCGGAGAAAGCGGATATCTTCCAGAAGAACGCCGATGCAGCACGCGGCCTAGTTACCGACCAGGTTATTGACGCCACCGAGGCGCGTGATACTCTGTCGGCGCTGATTCCAGAGCTGAAGCTAAAAGGCAACGCGCCGGAACAGAAAAAACTTCCGGATCGCGCCGCTGGTTCAGGCAGCACGCAAAGCGCAGAGATCTTAAACAACACGGAGGCGGATGATGAAAGTTAACGGCAGAATCCCAAACTGGCGTTATCCTGAAGCAAGCGAGCGGGATTTATCCCGCTCAATGCAGGACGCAACAACCGATCTCGTGGTAGAAATGCGGGATCGCTTAGACCGACTGAAGTTTGATGCCACGGCGGAGGAAATCAGCCAGGCGGAAGACGATATCAGCGAATCGGCCATCGTGTTCTTTTCCGCCGTAATTGCGGCTCTTGCCTCCATTGGGTTGACCATCTATAGATTCAATTCTAAGCAGTGGCTTGCAATTGCGATCGCGGCTGGCGGGCGGAACAACGAATCAGTTATGCGCCTTAAAGAATTCGGCGCTGGCGGGTATGAAGACTGGTATCAGGAAGCGCTGAAAAAGTGGCAGGATTCCGCCGAAGCGTCAATCAGGAAACTAGCAAGCGATATCGTTGCTGACTGGACAACGAAAGTTAGAACCGCCAACAACATTGGCAAGTCTCGCAAGCAGATCGATGAAATCATCGAAGGTCGATACGCTATCTATGGTAGTTGGTCGCGCAACCGGGCAAGCGGAATCATCGGAACTTTTAACAGTATGTTGATGATGCAGCGCCTAAAAGATGCTAAAGTATCGCATTACTTTTGGTTCGGGATGATGGACGACCGCGAGCGCGAGAGCCATATCAAGCTAGAAGGTAAGCGACGCCCCGTTAATGGTGACGGCATTTTCCCCGGTGAAGAGTACGGTTGCCGTTGTTGGGCGGTTCCAGATTTTAACAATGTAGAGGTATCATGATGAAAAGAGTTCAAAGGTTCGACACGGTAAAGATGAAGGCCAGATTCGATGAGAACGGCTTTCTGGTTGATACTCCGATCGTGGCGCGTATCGGTGCGCAGACGTACCAGACGCCAACCGGGCCGCGAGTAGAGTTCCGCCCGCGTTCTGAGGTGTTTGATGCTGAATCGCTGGCTTCATACCAGGGTAAGCCAATCACTTTGGGTCACAAGATGGTGAATGCGCAGAACGCAAAAGGCCTGGTTGTTGGCTCGTGTTCCGGCGCTGGCAAAGAAGAGGGGATCGGCGTTCTTGTTCCGGTTATGATTTACGACGGCGAGTCAATCGAGCAAGCCAAAAAGCGCGTAGCGGCTGAGTTATCCGTGGGCTACACTTCGGTCGATATCGATCGCAAAGGTTGGGGTAATAACGCAACTGGCGAATATTATTTCGATGAAGACCTTCCGGAAAACTTCGAAGAGATGAAAAATGATTCCGTCTCTGATTGGGTTCGCTTTGATGCGGTGCAAACGAAGATTCGCGTGAATCACGTCGCGCTTGTTTTCCGTGGTCGCGCCGGGATTGCGAAATTAAATCTTGATAGCGAACAAGAATTCCCCTATGATGACGACTCAAACCACAAAGGAGCTAAAACAATGATCATTAAAATTGACGGCGTAGATGTTGAAGTGGCCGATAACGTAGGCGCTTACATTGCCAAACTAGACGCGCAAGTTGCATCGGCAACCAGTCAGGTAACTAGCATCACCGCAGAACGTGACGCGCTTCAGGCCAAAGTTGATGGCATTGAAGATGAAGTTGCCGCCCGCGTTGCTAAAATCAAAGCCGACGAAGACGCAAAACAGAAAGTTGTCGCGGTGGTTTCTGCCGCTGGCGTCAAGTGCGACGGCCTGGATGTTAAGGCGATGAAGGTTGCTTACATCAAAGAGGTAGACGGTCGTGATCTGTCTGACAAAGAAGATTCGTACATCGACGCTTCTTTTGACTTTATCGCCAACTCTGATAAGATGGCTGGCAATCGCTCCAAAGTCTTCGGCAAAAAAGAAGATGGCGAGCAAAAAGACAAAGGCGGCTTACCGAAACTTGACGGCACCGAAATCATCGATCCGCAGGCAAAATTCAGCCGCTAATAATTTGCGGCCTTCGGGCCGCTACCAGACCAAATAAACAGGAGATTCAAAATGGCACAGATTCCAGCTTCTTATTCCCGCAAGCGTGATATTGCCGTAGCGGGGCAGATCGCTGATACGTCGCTTTATAATATCGACGGCACTTGCGTTGCTGAAGGTGATATCAAAGCTGGCGTACTGGTGGCTTCCACTGGCGCAGTTTCCAATGGCCACAAGGTCGTTAAACCAGCAACCGCAGCGAGCGACGTCATTGTAGGCATCGCGCAGTTCTCGCAAGCCTACTCGCCTGAAGGCAAGTATGACGATGAGAGCGCAGTTAACGTTATGACTCATGGCCGCATTTGGGCGATCGCAGACGCCACTGTTACAGAAGCAGATTGCGCGTTCGGTTCTTTCGTTACCTTTACCGCAACTGGCACTGTAGCGAAGGGTGATGCCGGGGTTATCAAAACTGGCTACAAACACACTGGCGAATACACAAAAAACGCAGATGGCACTGTTCTGGTGAAAGTTCAGGTGCTTCAGGGCGCGGTGGCTCCGGCGGCTGCGGCTGGCGGCGGCGCTGGTGCATAATAAATGGTGGGGCTTCGGCCCCATTTTTGCACCAGAAAAAAACCTTTGACGGCTTAACGATTCGTGATATTCTTCATCTCGTTAAGCCAAATACACAAACAGGAGTTTTTCAGATGACTATGAAATTAGATGCATTCGAACAGAGTGCAATTAAGGTCGCAATGCAGGGTATGGGCGTCGACGCCGCAAAACTGGATGCTTACGGTATCTGGACTGTTAAGCAGATGACTCAATTACTGAATCGCCAGTATGAGCAGGCATACCCGCAGACCAGCGCACTTGAGCTTTTCCCGGTAACTACCGAGATCTCACCGACCGCCCGCCGCTTTGAGTGGCTCGAATTCGATGGCGTAACTTCTGCGAAAATTATCGCCGATTACACCGACGACCTGCCGACCGTTGAAGCGATGGCGAAAGAGAAGTCAGGGAAAGTTTTCCGCCTGGGTAACGCGTGGTTTATTTCCATCGACGAAATTAAAACTGGCGCGGCGCTTGGTTCCAGCCTGAGCGATCGCAAGGCAACTCTGGCCCGCGAAGGTCATGAGACGCTCGTTAATGATCTGGTGTTCAAAGGCTCCGCTCCTCACGGCATCGTGAGCGTTTTCGACCATCCGAACATTAACCGCATGACCGCCAGCGCGGCTTGGGGCGATGACGCAGCAGCGGCTGAAAAGGCATTCGAAGATCTGGAAGACCTGCTAAACATGATCGAAGAAACTACGCTGGGCCGCCATCACGCGACCAACATCGTGATTCCTCCGTCTAAGCGTCGTCTTCTGACGAAAAAGATGCCGGACACTAGCGGCGACTCTTATCTAACCTGGTTCACCAAGAACCACCCGAACATCACCATTACGGCGATGGCGGAACTGGAAGATATTGACGGAGCAGGCACCAAAGGCGTGCTGGCATACGAAAAAGACCCAATGAACATGAGCATCGAGATCCCTGAGCGGTTCAACATGCTGCCGATGCAGCCGAAAGACCTGCATTTCAAAGTTCCTTGCACCTCAAAATGCACTGGTCTCATCGTGTACCGCCCGCTGACAATTGCGATCCTTACCGGGATTTAATCAAAAAGCGCCTTCTGGCGCTTTTTTATTGCATTGCATTCTACAATGTGCTTTAATTTGAAACCTAAAGTAAACCAATGGAGCATTAACAATGGCCAGTAAAAAAGAAACCGTAGAAACCGTCGAAACCGTAGAAACCACCAGTGCCGAACAGGCGTCGCAGGTTGTTCAACTACAAAACGTTGGTGCATGTGCAATTCGCTATAAAGGCAAAAATTACGTCTATGAGCAGGTTTTTGAAGTGCCGGAAAACGAAATCGACCGCTTCCGCCACGAAATCTTCAAAGGCCGCGTCGAGTTCTACGACAATCCGAAACGCACGCGCGAATACATCGCAGCAGTGAAGGCGAAAGCGAAAGAGATCGTGCAGCCTAAAAGCGCGGAATAACAAAAAACCAACAAAGGGCGCTTCGGCGTCCTTTTTCATATCAGGAGATCGACCATGAGTTACACAATTCAAGATGTGATCGATAAAATGCGCAGCCTTGCACCTCCGCTTAAAGAAGTTCCAGATGAACTGCTGTCTGCGTGGGTTGTGCTTGCCGAAGAGTTCGTTTGCAAATCCAGGTTCGGAGATTCCATTGTTACGGCGATCGCATTGATGACCATGCACCTAATGTTTTTGGATGGCGCGATGAAGCAAGAAGGCGAAAGCCTGGAATCTTACACGCAGCGAGTGGCATCGTTCACCCTGACCGGGGAGTTTTCCCAAACCTTCGATCGCGTATCGGCGTCAAGCGACAACGAAATGCTTTCTACGCCGTGGGGCAAAATGTACTGGCGTATGCTCAAAATGCGAGGCGGTGGTTTCGGCCTGCTTACCGCTGGCAACGTTCGGCGCTGCGGAGTTGGGAGGTAATCGCAATGAACTACAAAGCAATCCAGGCACGCGCAAGCGCGGGCATTAAGTTCTTCAGCGACGCTGACGGCGTGTTCAACAAGTACGCGAAAGGCGCTGGCGGTGGCATCGACCCGGAAACCGGGGAAGATATCATTCCCGGCGAGGTGGTAACAACAATCAAAGGAGCGATCAGGGATGTTAATGACCGTGACATTAACGGCGAAACCATCCTCGCTGGCGATAAGCGCGGGTTTTTCACTCATGATGTGCCAATCATGGAGGGTGACGAAATCGAAGTAGACGGCGAGCGCTACCGCGTGGTTAATGCCCGTCCGGTAAAACCAACGGGAACCGTTGTCGCCTACCGTCCAGTTTTACGCAGGGTGGCGACTTATGGCTAATTATACGATCCGGGAGTTCACAGGGGCTATTGATGCATGGTGTAAGGCCGCTGGTGATGCGCTGGAGGACGTTGTAAGGTTTACGTGTGAAGATATTCACCGAGACCTTGTAATGCGTTCTCCGGTGGATACAGGGCGCTTCCGTGGTAACTGGCAAATCACCTTTAACCGCGCCCCGCTTTACGCGATTAACGCATACGACCAAACGGGCGAGAAGACAATCCAGAACGGTAAAGCCAACATTGCACTATTCGCAAAAGGGGCCGGGATCACTTCGATCTGGTTCAGTAACATGCTAATCTATGCGAACGCGCTGGAATACGGCCACTCAAAGCAGGCTCCTAACGGCGTTATGGGCGTCGTTGCAATCCGGCTGGGCGTTTATGTAACTGAAGCAATCAAGCGAGCGAGGGCGAAAAATGCATTATGATATGGCGTTAAAATGCAAGGCGGCAGTGGCTAAATTTGCCGCCGAGAACGGGTTGAGGGTCGCGGGGGATAACGTTGACTTTATCCCCCCGAAAGGCGGTGAAACCTACCTTAAAGTCTCCTACGTCGAGGCGGATTCAAGATCGGTTGACCTGTCAAGAAAATGCCGAGTCTATCTGGCGATGGTTCAGATTGACGTTATCTTTAAGCCTGGGATCGGAACAGACCGCGCGAGGATTATCGCCCAACGCGTTGCAAAATCCTTCCCTGAAGGAAAGATTGTTGATCGTGACGGTAAGTTATATGTGAGCGAGTGGGCGGAGGTACACGGCGTGCAGAAGCATGAAACTGGTTGGTTCTTCCCGGTTCGTTTCACAGTAAGATGCGACCGGGTGGAGGAGAACGGCTATCCATCAACATGACGGGTCTTAGAGGTGCTTATAATTTCTTGCCAGCCTGGAAATATATAGGCATAATGGCGTTGTTAAACTTTCATCAAAACAGGAGTATTCAACATGCATTTACCAAACGGTGCAAAGGTCTTCTTTGAGAAGGCTCGCGGTGCGACGATTCCGTTTACCGCAATGACCAACGACGCGAAAAACCCAAAAATCACAGTGGCGGACGGCAAGCTGAAGGTGAAAGATATTGTGATCTTCACCGATTGCACCTGGGGCGACTTCGTTAACAAGGTGGCTCGCGTAAAAGCAGTGACAGCAGGCGTGGCAACGCTGGAAGAGTTCGACACCTCCGACACTAACAAGTATCCCGGCGGCGCGGCCACTGGTAACGTTAGCGTGATCACTGATTGGGTCGAATTGCCTTGCATTCAGGATTTAGGCAAAGACGGCAACGAACAGCAGTTCTATAACTATCAGTGCTTGGGCGATGAGCGCGAACAATCCGAACCTACTTACAAGTCGGCGGTGACGCTTAACTACACGTTTGCGCACGATTACAGTAACGCGATCTACCCTGTGTTGCGTTCAGCCGACGCCAGCAAGCAGGCGAGAGCGATGTACATGTATATCCCGCGAGCTTCCGAGGTTCGTTACTGGTCTGGAATTGCATCTTTCGATGACATTCCATCCACGGCGGTTAACGAGATGGAAACCGTAACGCTTAACATTGCGCTTAAAGGTGCTCACGTCTTCCTTCCGGTTGCCGTGTAATTAAATGGCGGGGCTTGTGCCTCGCCTTTTTTTGTGCATAATAGCGAATAACACAAACCAATCAGGAGTTAACAAAATGGCTAAATTCAAAATTCAAATCGGCGGCAATCTCCCTTCTTTCAAGCTGCCTGTAACCTTCACTTGCCCCGACGGCAAAGAAGCAACCATCACCATGACCGTAAAACACCGCTCCACCGATGAGATGAAAGACTTCTATGAGAGCGAAGATAAAGCGCCGAAGGGTAACGCCGAGTTTATCCGCTTCATGGCTGAAGGTTGGGATCTGGATGACGAATTCAGCGATGAAAACATTTCCTGGCTTTGCGCTCACTTCCCGGCGTTCGTCATGGCACTGCCACAAACTTACATGGCCGCGCTTGCGGGCCACCGTGCAAAAGTTTAAGGCGGGCTGTTTATCTCACGCTTCAGCCTGAGCTAACCGATCGCCAGCTTGCGGAGTACGGGTTAAGGCGATCGGACTATGAAGCAGATCTTGAAACGATATATTTTGATGAGCAGACCGCCAAAAGCTGGCAGCTATTCCAGGCCATGCAAACGCAATGGCGAATCGGGATGAATGGCCCGACGGGGCTTGACTATAATACGTTGCCTATGCTGTTCGAATTGTATAAAATCGACAATCGAGAAGCGGCATTACTTGACTTGCAGATCCTAGAGGGTGAATACCTGAAGGAGATTTACAAGAAATCAAAATAAGCGCCTACGGGCGCTTTTTTCATATGGGGGCTAAACATGGCTGATAAAGTAGCTGGGTTGACGTTTGGCGTTGACGTTTCGCAGGTTGACAAAGCGGTACGATCACTCGCAGAACTGAAAAGCCAAAGCCAGCAAACGGGCGCTGGCCTACAGTCACTTGCGGACGCTGAAAGGCGGGCCACGGCGCAGACCGAGGAAATGAACCGCGCGTTGCAGCGCCAGAAGCAAGAGACAGATAAATCAAAAACCAGCTTTAGCAGAATCGCAAGCGCCATCGATCCCACGATCTCAAAAATGGCCAACTTGCGCAAAGCTACAGAAGAACTTGATAAGGCATGGGCTTTGGGGCTTGTTCCGGATAAGGAATTTTTCCGCCTGGGCGCTATCATCGAATCTACTACCAACCAACTCCGGCGGCAGCAGGCAGCGCTAACTGAAGAAGGTCGCGCAGCAATCGCAGAGGCGGAGGCAAAGCAGAAGGCGGCAAACGCCGGGCGTGATTTTGTTGCCAGCCTGAAACAGCAGGCTGACTCCATCGGGAAAACACGCGCCGAACTGCTGGAAATGAAGGCGGCGCAATTGGGCGTATCTGCGGAGGCGGCCCCGTTCATTAACGCGCTGAAACAGCAAGAGCAAGCATTAAAGAAACAGCAAAACGCTATGGGCCTGGCTGGCATTTCTGCCGGGCAATATAAAATGGCCATGCGCCAGTTACCGATGCAGATCACTGACATTGTAACGTCGCTCGCTTCAGGTATGCCGATCTGGCTGGTTGCGGTGCAGCAGGGCGGGCAAATCAAGGATAGCTTCGGCGGCTTGAGCAATACGTTTAAGGTGTTGTTGAGCTACATCAACCCGCTAACGGTTGGCGCTGCGTCGTTGGGTATCGCGCTGGCAGCAATCGCTAAAGCTGGTTATGACTCCTGGAAAGCGCAACGAGAACTGGCGAATGCGCTGGTGCTGACTGGTGGCTATGCTGCGACAACCACCGGGCAGATCACAGCCTTAACCGAAGAGATTAATAAAAACTCATCGGCCACGATTGGCAGCATTCAGGAAATCGCAACATCGCTCGCCAGTTCTGGTAAATACACCATTAACCAGATTAAGCAGATCACGAAGACTACGGCGGAATGGTCGGCGCAGACGGGTGAGAGCGAGAAGACGATCACAGGGTATTTTGATTCGATCGTAAAAGACCCTGTTAAGGGGCTTGCCGATCTCAATGAGCGTTTTAATTTTCTGAAAGAGGGCCAGCTAACCTACATCGAATCTTTGCGTAAAACCAAAGGCGAGACGGCAGCAGTAGATGCGGCGACAAAACTGTTTGCTGATACTATGGATAAACGCCTTAAAGATATCGCTGACAGCGCAACGCCGCTCGAAACGATGTGGATGGATATTAAAAAATGGGCGGCTGACTCGTGGAAATGGGTAGGCGATCACACGGTAGGGGCGCTAAACCTTATCGTTGACACGGTTTCCGCAATCATCAACACGATCAGGAAGCTGATTGCCGACGGCGACGCCATGATTGCGCAGTTCATCGTTGACGCTGGCCGACAGCTACAGAAAATTCCCGGCATGGGAGACTTCGGGAATGACTTTCTGGCGCAGCAGGAACAGTTAATCAAGGATTCGAAAGCAAAATCCGCAGAGCTTGCAAAAACCATCGCGGAGCAGCAAGCAAGGATCGCTAAAGGAGAGATGGGGTACATTGACGCCGCGAAGGATAAAACCCTTTCCGGTGGGTACAGCAGCAAAACGAAGGATCGCGTAAATCAGGAAGAAAAAGATATCCTGAAAAACCGCAACGCCAGGAAGCAGCAGGTAGACGCGGGCGTTAAAATTGATGAGCAGTATCAGGCTGAACTGCTATCGCTACAGGCGCAGCTAAAGGTTTTGCAGCAGCATAAAGGGCTTGACGACAAGATCAGCCAGCAGCGCAAAGACTACTTCGAGACGGTCGCCAAATTCCAGGTTTTGGAAGAGGCAAGCCAGAAGCGAAAACTGACCCAAAGCGAACAGCAGATGCTGGCGAACAAAAAGAATATCCTGTACATGGCAGAGCAAAAGGCCATTGTGGGAGATCAGATTGTTCAGCAGCAGCGACTGAACGCCTTGCTTGACAAGTCGACCAAGTATCAAAACCAGATGGCGGAGAAAACCAAAGCGCTACAGGATACCGCCGGAATGGGTAGCAAGGAGCAGGAGAGATACCGGGCCAATGCGCAGATGGCGGCTGACTGGAAAAACAACGGCGGATCTTTAAGTGACCCTGGATTTAAAGCGATGCAGGCCGCAAGCGATAAATTCTACGCACAGCAAGATGCGCAAATGATGAACTGGAAGGCCGGGTTTACTCACGCGTGGGCTGACATTGGCGACGAAGTTAATGACGTATACACCAACATCGGGGATATTACTAAAAATGCATTTAGCGGAATGGCGAGCGTGCTGACTGATTTTGTCATGACTGGTAAGGCCAGCTTTAGCGACTTCGCAAGAAGCGTTATCGGTGACATTACCAACATGCTTATCAAGATGGCGCTGTTTAACTCGCTTTCTGCCGCGTTTGGTGGTGGCGGTACGTTCAGCTTCGCCAACATGTTCAGTAAGGGATTTTCCGGCGGTGGTTACACTGGCGACGGCGGGAAGTATGAGCCAAAAGGCGTTGTTCACGGTGGGGAATTCGTGTTCACGAAGGAGGCGACGCAAAGGTTAGGCCCGGAAAACCTATACCGACTAATGCGCGGCTATGCAAGTGGCGGCCTGGTTGGAGGTAACGCAAGTTCCGGATCTGGAATTACCAACGGCGGCAACGTCGCAGCGTCGGCGGCTATGGTGTTCACTATCGGTGATATTAACATCACGATGGGTTCCGGTCAGGATAGCAAGGGGTTAGAGCAGGGAGTAAGGCAGATCGTGAACGATATGTTCACCGAGGCTTTGAGCCAAAACGGGCGCATTGCGAAGTTCGTCAATGAGAAAACGAGGAGGTAGTAGTGGATTCCTTTAAATGGTGTACACAAATTCAAGGAGGGGCGGCAAAGGTCGCCATCTCCAACAACATTCGATCGATTGTTTTCGGAAACGGCTACATCCAAACGGCATCGAGCGGAATTAACACAAAGCGCAGGACGGTTCCGATCGTTTATGGCGGTTCAGATTGGGAGGAGGTTTATAACTTCTGTCAGGATCACGTAACAAAGCCTTTTGTGTGGAAGGCACCGGATGGAAGAATGGGTGTATTCGTCGTAACTGCCGACTCCGTTAACCTTGCTCCGCAGGGTGGCGGGGTGTTTGAGGTAACGGCTGAATTCGCCGAACGCTTCACTTCAGCCGGATAATCAAAAAGCGCCCTTTACGGGTGCTTTTTTTTGGCCTATGATCTGGAGTCAATTAGAGGAGGGCTTACGATGACAGCCAATGTTTCAAAAGAGTTTGCGAACTGCTTACAAAAACTTTTCCCCGGCGAGATCCTAACGCTGATCGATATCGACGCCACAAAGTTCGGCGGGCAGATCGGAAGAGC